AGCTTACACCACCTTTCACAAGTACCGGTTTCCCGGTAATTGCTATGGGCAGTGTCGTCGATCTCTTCGCCCTTTTCCCACAAATTCTGGAGATAAGAACCGATATGTGAATCATCGATCCACGTCCGTGTAACCCGTGCACATCCGTGCACCACGAACGCCTGTTTGGCCGGTACATAACTTGGCCTACAGTCATCCCACTCCGCCCAGAGGACACCAGCTTTACCCGGCGGCCCCCATGCCTTACGAGGCACTATTTCCCTACAGATACGCCACACCTTGAAGAATCGATGATCCGGCCTTGGCCAATCACCGATCCAACGGATGATGTCGTTATGCAGGTTAATGACTTCAGAGAAGCCATTAGGGAGGTTCTTTATGTAAAAAGGTTTTACGTCGACTCCATCGTAATAATGACCACCGCACGACTCCCGAAAGAGTCCCGCAGTAAAGGTCTTCTCGCGATTGAACTCGAAACCACAGACGGTCATGGTTTCGACTACGGAGTCTACGTGCTTCGTGGGGACAATAAAGTCATCCCCATATAGCGTTACTAAGCTACCTCTGCTGCAACTGGCAGCTGCCAAAGCGTAAAATAGAGCGGTCTCGAGTTCGAAAGTGAACCCGTTGCCCATTGTTGATACCTTTTCCCATGTGACGAATTCGCCACTGGGGAGCTTCCCGAACTCCTCACGGAGGTCAGAAATAACCCGGTACCAACTACGCGGAAGCAACGCCTCGATAAGCGATAGAGAGATACCATCGCTAGCCCCCGAAAGGTCTAGCGTCGATAGAGCTCCTGTTCGACTACCGATTTTCGCCAACACCTGGTGAAATTCCTGGGCGTCGGGCAGCAGTAACTTCTTGCGGTTCAAACGACGACGGATCATTTTCCCGACTCCTTTTTGAAAGAAGCCGTTCCAAGTTACCGGCTTACACGCCGTTCTATCACGCTCAAAGTTCTTAGGGACAGTGAATACCACGTTATAATCGCAGATCAAATCAGGAGAACAATCCCCCCAACTTGACCCCGATACAACGTCCCCGCACCACGCCCGAAAGGCGTGGACGTAAGGGCGAGCATTGCGTGTAACATAGGCTGACGAAGCCCATTTGTTATGGAGTTGTG